CCAGTCTCCGCCTCCCTAACACGCTCAAAGGTTCACCAAGACAGTCCATTTACTGCCCGACCTAACCCGATCTAATGACGACTAAACCCAAGAAGGCCAGACGGTTGCTGGGGGCAACAAAACCAAGGCTCTACACGCCATTTCTCACAGGCAAAAACAAATTACAAGATGTCAAGGATTTATGCACCATAGTTGGCATCGATTTACTCCCATGGCAGGAATATGTGTTAAAAGACATACTCACAGTCGATAAAGCTGGACTTTGGATACGCAAGACCAATCTCATCCTCGTAGCACGTCAAAATGGCAAGACTCACCTTGCTCGCATGCTTATCTTGGCTCATCTCATCAAATGGGAGACAAACGTTCTCATAATGTCTAGTAATAGATCCATGGCACTGGATACCTTTAGACAAGTTACACAACTCATTGAAACCAACGACCATCTCAAAGGCTTTGTCAAACAAATCAGATACGCAAACGGTACAGAGTCAATCGAGATGTTATCTGGTGCTCGCTTAGATGTTGTTGCATCAACTCGTGATGGTTCTCGTGGTCGTACCGTCAATGGCTTGTTATTCATTGATGAGTTACGCGAAATCGATGAAGAAGGCTATAGAGCTGCAATGCCTACGACACGCGCACACCCTGGCTCTCATATACTCTTGACAAGTAATGCTGGGGATGCATTTAGCAAGGTTCTAAACGATCTAAGAGAAAGAGCGCTAGACCATCCGCCTAAGTCTTTTGGATTCTATGAATACTCAGCGCCACAGTATTGCAAGATAAACGATAGAGCTGCGTGGGCGCAAGCAAACCCTGCACTTGGCTACACAATTACAGAAGAAGCTATCGAAGAAGCAATTTCAACTTCACCGATAGAAAATACTCGCACTGAGACGTTATGTCAGTGGATTGACTCCCTAAGCAGTCCTTGGCCTCATGGAGTCCTTGAAGAGACCAGCAATAGCGAATTGACTATAACTCCCGGCGCTTTGACTATGTTTGGCTTTGATGTTTCGCCTAGCAGAAGAAACGCATCGCTAGTTGCAGGTCAGATGATGCCAGATGGCAAGATTGCTATTGGAATTCTTGAAACCTATGAATCACAAGTTGCGGTAGACGATCTTTTGATTGCGGCTAGCGTAAAGGGTTGGTCTGACATTTATCGACCGAGGCTGGTGCTTTTTGACAAATATACTAGTGCCACAATTGCTGAACGCCTAGCCAATGCTGGCGTAGTTACACAAGACTGCTCAGGCCAGCAGTTCTACCAAGCATGCGGTGACTTACTCACTGGTCTTGTCAATCACACAGTCGTTCACAATGGACAAGATGAACTTATCCAGCAATTCAATAACTGCGCAGCTAAGGTCAATGATTCTGCTTGGCGCATTGTCAAACGCAAAAGCGCAGGAGATGTATCAGCGCCTATCTCCATTGCCATGGTTGTTAGCCAATTGATGAAGCCACAATCTACACCAATGATTTACGGTTAGACACGCAGAGGCTACTTGTCTAATAACTTGACAAATGGTATCCTTTCTGTCTATGGGTATATTCTCGCGTAAGCCACAAATCGTACAGGCGCAAGAAGCGCCACAGATTATGGCCGATGGCTTCTATGGCTACAATAATTATTTCCCTGCATTAGTAACGCGTCAGATGGCACTTGGCGTACCTGCAATCAAAAGATGCCGCGATCTAATCTCTGGAACTCTCGCATCAGTTCCTTTGGAGTATTACAAGAAATCAACTGGCGAAAAGATTCCTGCGCCACGTTGGGTTGAGCAACCATCAAAGCATCAACCATTATTCGAAACATTATATTTTACTTTGGACTCATTGCTCATGTATGGGCAAAGTTTCTGGCAAATTACCGAGGTATATGCTGAAGATGGTCGCATGGCTCGCGCTAATTGGGTTGCTAATACTAAAGTCGGTTTCATTACAGATCCAGCAACAAACTTTATTACTGAATACAACATTGATGGCAAGCCAGTACCGATGTCAGGTCTAGGTTCACTTATTACATTCCAAAAAGATGAAGGCATATTAGGAATTGGTGCGCAAACAATCAAGGCTGCACTAGATGTTCAACGTGCAGCTGCTGTTGCTGCATCTACGCCTATGAGTTCGGGCATTATCAAAAATTCTGGCGCTGACCTCCCACCAACCGAGGTTTCTGCATTATTAGCAGCATGGAAGCGCAGTCGCCAGAATAATTCTACAGCTTACTTGACATCGACTCTAAACTATGAGCCAACTTCATTTTCACCCAAAGACATGCTCTACGCGGATGCAATTCAAAGCCTTGCAACTGAATGCGCACGACTCTGTTCCGTAGATCCTTATTATGTATCTGCCTCAATGAATCAGAGCATGACTTACAGCAACGTAATTGAAGAAAGAAAACAATTAGTTGCGCTAACCCTACAAAGTTACGCTTCCGCAATAGAAGCAAGACTGAGCATGGATGATATTTCAACTGCTGGACATTATGTCAAGTTTGCACTCGATGACACTTTTCTTCGTACTGAACCAATGGAACGTTTGCTTGTTCTTGAAAAGATGCTATCTCTTGGGCTAATTACAACTGAACAGGCAATGCAAATGGAAAACCTAACTCCTAACGGGAATGGCGAATAATGGAAACTTTATTTATTGAAGCCTCATCAATTGAGTGCAGCGAAGAACGTCGCGAAATCTCTGGCAAGATTGTGCCACTTGGAACAGGCGAAGTCGGTAACACTAACCTTGGCGCTTATTCTTTTGAAGCAGGATCTATTGAAATCGGCGACGTTAGCAAAATCAAATTGCTATCACAGCACGACATGAAGAAGCCAATTGGTCGAATGACTGCTGCTGAAACTCGTGCAGATGGTATTTATGCAACGTTCAAGTTGAGTCGCAGTCAAGCAGGTTCTGACAGTTTGATTATGGCTAGCGAAGGCCTTGTTACAGGTCTTAGCATCGGGGCTGAAATCCTCGCATCAAAGCCATCACGCGATGGCCACACAGTCGTGTCATCCGCACGACTAAAAGAAGTTTCTTTAGTAACTGAGCCAGCCTTCAAGTCTGCTCAGATATTAGAGATCGCAGCAGAGGAAATCATCCCTGCTGAAACACAACCAACTACAGAAAGCGAGACAGTCGTGGAAGAAACCACTCCAGTCGAAGCATCACCATCAGTAGAAGCATCGGCTGTAGAAGCTGCTCGCCCTACTATTACAGCAATGGCTTACTCAAAGCCACGCCTTGATTTCTCAGCTCCAAAGCAATTGGAAATGACAATCAGAGCATCACTCGGATCAGATGAGGCACGCGAGTATGTTCGCGCAGCTGCTGATACAACAGACAACGCAGGACTTATCCCAACACGTCAGCTCACAACTGTCATCAATGGTCTTGCTAACAACACACGTTCAGCAATCGATGCAATCTCAACTGGCGTATTGCCAGATGCGGGAATGAGTTTCGAAATTCCTAAGATTTCAGTCCTGCCTACTGTCGCAGAAACTGCTGAAGCAGGTACACCATCTAATACAGACCAAAATGCTGCCTTCGTTACAGTTTCTGTAAAAAAATATGCTGGACAACAGCAATTTTCTGTTGAGCTCTTTGACAGATCTTCACCATTATTCATCACAGAATTGATGAACAACATGGCTGCACAATACGCAAAAGCAACAGACCTCGCGGTCTACACAGCAATTGCTGCTGGTGCATCAGCAGATGCGACAACACTTGCAACATACCCAACAGCTGCAGAGTTGCTTGGATTCGTTTCACGCGGTGCAGCATCTGTTTACACAAACACACAGGGATTCGCTCGCAACATCCTTGCTAACACTTCACAGTGGGCAAACCTCATGACACTCAACGATTCGGGCAGACCAATTTACATGGCGGCTCAACCACAAAACGCTGGCGGAGAAGTTCGCGTTGATAGCATTCGTGGAAATGTCGCGGGTCTAGATCTCTACGTTTCAGCAAACGTACCAACAGATAACAACACAGACAAAGATGATTCAATGTTGATTATCAACCCAACTGCCTACACATGGTACGAATCACCAACTTACCAGCTTCGTGCTGATGTAATTGCTTCTGGTGAAATTCTCGTTGCAATGTATGGTTATGGTGCAATCGCGACCAAAATTGGCGCTGGCGCATTCGGTATTAATAAAACTTAATCCAACGAAATAACTAAGTCGCTCAGTGGGGGCATAGCCCTTGCCCTCACTGAGTCTTTAGAAAGGAAAGCATGTCAATCACCACAGTCGCTGAACTTCGCTCAGCTCTTGGCGTAGGCACACTTTACACAGATGCTGTATTGCAATCTGTATGTGATGCCTCTGACAATGTCATGCTCCCATTTTTATGGAAGAACCAACAGCCAATCGTTGCTCATGGCAATGTTGGAACAGTTGGGACTCTTTACTTTGATGAAGTAATAACAGATGTATTTTATGTTGGGCAATCAGTAACAATCACAGGTGCTGGTACTAAGTACAACGGCACTAAGACAATTACAGCAGTGGGATTACAAGAATTTAGTGTCACAACATCCCACACAAGCGACAATCCTCGCCACACAATTGTTCCTTACGGCATTGCAGCAGCAGAGACTTATGCTGATTACACAACAGTTCCAGCAATTCAAGAAGCCTCACTTATGATTACAATTGCTATCTGGCAAGCGCGTCAAGCGCCTAGCGGTCAAGGCATGTCAGTCGATGGCTTTAGCCCTAGCCCGTTCACAATGTCGAACACCTTACTTGCTCGTGTTCGTGGCTTACTTGCACCTTACTTAGATCCTCGCTCGATGGTTGGCTAACCATGGTCGCAGCTATATCAACTCTTCGCGCTACAGTCGCGGCAGCTCTAGTAGATAACACAATCTGGTCGGTGTTTAGTTTCCCACCAGCAACTCCTATTGCTAACAGCATCGTGGTCTCACCTGCTGACCCTTATGTCACACCTAATAACAACAGTCGCAACACGATTGCGCCTACAGCCAATTTTTTACTAAACATCTTCGTGCCACTTCTAGATAACGAAGGTAACCTCAATGGTATTGAAGAGATGCTAGTTGCTATGTTCAATAAACTAGCGGCATCTTCTATCGTCTATAATGTGGGAGATGTGAGCGCACCAAGCGTTCTCAATGCTGCAACAGGCGATCTCTTGACCTGTTCAATGTCCGTTTCAATTCTTACAACATGGGAGTAGATATGTCCGATTGGGAAAAAGAAAACGCAGCCTTTCTCGAAAAGATTGGGCAAACTGCACCAGCACAACCAGCACCAAAACCTACTAAGAAAGATGAGGAATAAAAGATGGCCGTATTTCTAAATAATGGCGTAGTAGTCACCGTCAATGCGGTCGATCTAAGCGACCACGTTTCAAGCGTAACTCTCAACCGTCAGTTTGACGAACTTGAAGTTACAGCAATGGGAGACTCAGGACACAAGTTCGTTAAGGGTCTTGAATCATCATCTGTGACTATTGACTTTTTCAATGACACAGCAACAGCAGAAACTCTTGCAACTCTACAAGCTGCATGGGGTGCATCAACAACTGTTACTTTGAAGCAGACATCAGCTGCAACATCTGCGACGAACCCACTTTACACAATGTCTTGCCTAGTCAATGGCACAACAGACATCAATGGTGCAGTAGGCGATCTAGGAACTCAATCAGTTACTTGGAACGTAAACGGCACAATCGCAATCACCACTTCATAATCGAATAGAAAAGGGCTAAAACAATGGCAAAACTCAAAGTAACAAGGGCCGATGGACAAGTAAACGAGTATGAAATTACTCCATTGCTTGAATATAGCTTTGAACAATATGCTAAAAAAGGCTTTCACAAAGCCTTGATTGAAGATCAGAAACAGACAGATGTCTATTTCTTGTGTTGGGAAGCGATACGTCGTTCGGGTGAAACAGTCAAACCTTTCGGGGAAGGATTTCTAGAGACCTTGAAATCAGTCGAGGTCCTAGAGTCTGACCCTTTAGGGTAGATCGGAACTCCCTCACCTATCTCGCAGCTTGGCTAAGCCACGAGTATGGAGTTCCGTTTCAATCCATTGTTGAACTATCTTCAATGGCTTTCAAAGCACACATAGAGGTGCTGAAAGATTTAGCGAAAGAGAGAGAAGATGCCAGTCGTAGAGCTCAGAGGAAACGCTGAACTACGCAAAGCCCTTCGCCGATTCGCTCCTGACCTTGAAAAGACTTTGCGTAAAGAACTAGGTGCTGCTCTTAGGCCTGTTGTAAAACAAGCCAAGGGATTCGTACCAATTGATTCTCCAATGTCAGGCTGGGCTCCTCGTTCATTCTCAGAGGCTAGATTCCCTTTTTACAATTCCAATGAAATCAAACGTGGCATTAGTTATACAACTTCTGTAGGCAAAGTCAATCGCAATGGATTCTCATCGATGGCTGCTATTCAAAATAAATCACCAGTCGGTGCTATCTATGAAGGTGCTGGTCGTGTCGGGCCACAACGCTGGGTAGGCCCTAAAGCTGGTGGCAGCAGCAAAGGTGTAAGTAGATCATCTAACCCGAATGCTGGTCGTCAGTTCCTTGACAACCTTCCACCATTAGCATCAAGTCTAAAAGGTAGAGGTCGTTTGATTTATCGTGCATGGGGAGCCAATCGTGGTCTAGCAGAAGGTGGAGCCATGAAAGCAATTGACAAAGCACTTACACAATTTAGATCCAGAGCAGCCACGACTACATTTAGTAGGGTCGCATAATGCAAACCAGAGAAGAAATCGTAATTGGTAGTAAGTTTGATGCCAAAGGATTCAAGCAAGCAGAAACTGCTGTATCTAAACTAAACAGTCAAGTCAAGACATTAGCAGGCTCACTTGGTATCGCTTACGGTACTCAGGCCCTTGTTCGCTTCGGCAAAGCAGCAGTTACTGCATTTTCACAAGATGAAGCAGCAGCTAGGAGACTATCTACTGCGGTCGATAACCTTGGCATTGCCTTTGCCAATCCTGCCATTGATAAGTTTATTTCAAGCCTTGAAAGTTCAGCAGGAGTTGCAGACGACACATTACGACCTGCGTTCCAAGCCTTACTCACAACTACTGGATCACTGACACAATCACAGAACCTGCTCAATAATGCCATCACAATTAGTCGTGCCAGTGGTATTGATTTAGCCACAGTTTCACAGGACTTAGCCAATGGTTATGTAGGCATAACACGAGGACTTAGAAAATACAACACAGGACTGACACAGTCAGAACTAAAAACCAAGTCATTCTCTGACATTCTAGGCAAACTCCTAAAGCAATCCACAGGCGCAGCTAATGCCTACATGGACACAACATCATTCAAGTTTGATGTTCTAGGCGTAGCAGTCGATAACGCCAAAGAAAAGATTGGCAAGGGTCTCGTCGATGCCTTTGCTCGCATGGCTGGTGGCACTGAGACAAGTGATGCAGTCAAAGCCATCAATAGTATTGCCACTGGTATCAACGGCATCACACTAGCCACAGGTACTGCAATCGGTGGTATCACAGGCGTTCTAGGATTATTGAAGAATCTACCTAAAAATATCTTCCAAGGTTTTGCTGGCAAAGCTGGTGGACTGCCAGCACCTAAACCAAGTGGGCCTACTAAACAAGAAATCAATGAAAAAAAGCAAAAAGAACTTCTTGCCAAACTTGAAAGAGATGCAGCTAAAAGAGCCAAAGATTTAGCTGCTGCTCAAATTAAAGCACAAAAGGCTCTGTTGGAAGAACAAAAGAGACAGGCTCTAGTCAAGAAAGCTGCTGGTATTTTTGATTTAGATCAAATACAAATCGCTGCTGCTTTAAAGGGTAAGATTTCAGAAGAAGAAAA